CTTTTTGGAATTAAACTAGCAAAAGAATCTAAAAATTATACTACAATATCATATAAATATAAAATTAATTCAGCTGAAAACAGACTTAATTTATTGGGAGGAATTTTAGATGTTTGTGGTATTCGTATACAAGATAACATAGTATTTTTAAATGATATGTTTTCAGAAGATATTACAAATGATATTGTGTTTATAGCAAGAAGTTTAGGATTTATTTCTTATTGTTCTAAAAAAAAAATATTTATAATTCAACCAAATAAATTGTTTTCTACTTGTTTTTTAAGTGATATTCCTTCTTATATATTTAGAAATAATAATGTTAATAATAAAAAATTTATTAATATTGTAAATTATGATATTGCAAATTATGATATAGGAATGATTTCCATTTCTAAATTAGGATCAGGTGAATATTACGGAATTAAAGTTGATGAAAATAAAAAATTTGTCATAAACGATTTTACAGTAACTCATAATTGTACTAATATTTTTTCAAAAGAATTTAAAGTAACTATAACAGATCCTGTAAATAATCATAAATTTGTTCAAAAATGGAGTAATAATATGAGAGATGTAAGTAAACCTAAAATAACATCGTATAAAGGAAAGAATGGTTCTACTGAAATTTCTTGGATACCAGATTTAGAAAAATTTAAACAAGAAAAAATATCTCAAGACACAATTGATTTATTTCATAAATATGCTATTGATACTGCTATGATTACAAAAATACCTGTATTTTTCAGAAAAGAAAAAATTTTAATTAAAACTCTTACTGATTATGCAAAATTATATTATAAATCAGAATTGATTAAATCTAAACATTTTGTTAAAATTCAAACAGATGAATCAGAAGTTGTTATTATGCCTATAGAAGATAAGGAAAAAGATAATATTTTAATTTCTTTTGTAAATGGCATTGAAACTAAACAAGGAGGTGTTCATGTCGATGAATGGGTTGACACTGTGCTAAAATTGATTATTGATAAAATAAACGGAAAAAAAACATCTCAAAAACTTACTTTAAGAGATATTAAACCTTTTTTTAATTTTTTCATAAATTGTAACCTAACAAATCCTAAATTTACTTCACAAGAAAAAATAAAACTGTCTTCTCCTAAAATTAAGGCAACAAATATCGAAACTAAACATATTAATTCAATTATGAAATGGGCTATAATCGATGATATAAAGTCTCTTATAAAAGGAAAGGAACTGAGTCTTCTTAAAAAAACAGAAAAAACAAGAGGATTTAAAAAAATAGAAGGATACGATCCAGCTGTTAAATCAGGTACAAAAGAATCTGGAAATTGTTCTCTTATCTTAACAGAAGGATTATCGGCAAGAACATTTGCTATTTTTGCTATATCTTCAAATATCCAGGTATTTGGGAAATCTTCTAGAAATTATTTCGGCGTGTTTCCATTGCGTGGAAAACTTCTTAATTGTATGAACGCGAGTACACAAACCATTTCAAATAATAAGGAAATTACAAACATTATTCAAATACTCGACTTAAAACACGGAGTAGATTATACTAAAGATGAAAATTTTAAAAATCTAAATTACGGTAGAGTGATTTGTCTTGGAGATAGCGACGCAGATGGATTTCATATCAATTCTCTTGTTATAAATTTTTTCCATAGTATGTTTCCAAGTATTCTTAAGAGAAAAGAACCTTTTTTTTCTTTTATGAGAACACCTATTCTAAGACTTACTCATAAGAAAAACAATATTCCATTTTATAGTTTGAAAGATTTTGAAGATTATAAAAAAAAGAATAAAATAATAGGAACACTTAAGTATTACAAAGGATTAGGTACATCTACAAACGATGAAATAAAAGAGTCTTTTGGTAAAAAGGTAGTTCAATTATATCAAGATGATAAAACTAAAGAAACAATGGAAAAGGCTTTTCATTCTAAATTAGCAGATAAAAGAAAAGATTGGATTGAAGCATTTACAAAAAATCCTCAAAAATCAACAAGCGAATATTCTCAAACAATTACAAAAGAAATCGAAGCAATGAAAATTACAGATTTTATAGATAATGAACTAATCTTATTTTCAATTGAAGATTGTAACAGAAATATTCCTAATCTTATAGACTCTCTTAAAGAATCTCAAAGAAAAATTTTGTTTGCTTGTTTCCTTAAAAACTTATCACATACAAGCAAAGAACTTAAAGTAGCACAACTAGCTGGCTTTGTATCTGAAAAAACAGGATATCATCATGGCGAACAATGTTTATTTGATACAATTACAAAGATGGCTCAAAATTTCGTGGGTTCAAATAATATTAATTTACTCAAACCTGTCGGACAATTTGGTTCGAGATTGAATTCGAACGATTATGCAAGTGCCAGATATATTTTTACTAAATTAGAAAAAATAACCAGATTAATTTATAGACAAGAAGACGATTCTATTCTTGAAAAGAATTTCGATGACGGACAAGAAATAGAACCTAAATTTTATGTTCCTATTATTCCTATGATTCTTGTAAATGGAGGTTGTTCTATCGGAACAGGATGGTCTTGTTTTGTTCCAAATTTTAATATAAAAGATATAATCGAATATGTAAAGTCTTGGATAAAAGACGGTGATATAGAAGAAATAGATTTAACACCTTGGTATAAAGGATATACAGGAATTATAAAGAAGGATGAAAAAGACGAAAACAAGTTTATATCATTTGGAAAACTTTCTAAAAAAGAAAATAAAATTATAGTGGACGAATTACCTGTAGGTTATTGGACTGACAATTTCAAAAATAAATTAGACGACCTTATGGAAGAAAAAAAGATCAAAAGTTATAAGAATACTAGTTCTACTGAAAAGGTGTCTTTTGAAATTGTTGAAAAAACCGGTGAAGATTTTGAATGTAATTTAGAAAGTCTTGGATTGAAAACCAATCTAAGTCTTAAAAACATGGTTTTTTTCAACGAAAGAAACGAAATCAAAAGATACACACTTACAGAAATTGTAAATGATTTTTGTAAAGTTAGATATGAATATTATATTAAGCGAAAGAAATATATTATATCAGTTATAGAATACAACATAAAAATTTTAAAAAACAAAGTTAGATTTCTTAAAGAAGTAGCAAACGAAGAACTTGTTTTGAAGGATAAGGATGATGTTACTTTATTTAAAGAAATGTCCGAAAAAGGTTATTATAATAACAAGGAAGAAAACAACGAAGATTTTGAATTTAATTATCTTCTTAACATGAATATAAGATCTTTTACAAAGAAAAGAATGGACTCTCTTGAAAAAGATTTGGAAAACGAAAATACTCGTCTTGATAAACTTGTTAAAACAGATGAAAAAGATCTATGGCTGGGTGATATCAAAGAACTTGAAAAAGAATTGTAAAAATTTTTAACATTTATACAAAACTTGACTTTAGAATTAAAATAAAATAAAATAAAAATGATTTTTTAAAGAACAAATATTTTAAAATAAAATGACTGATTTAAATACAAATAAATATTTATCTGAACAAGAATTGTGTGAAATGGTAAGAAGATATTTTCAAGACACAAAAGATTATGAGATAAAAAATAAAAGAAAACAATATTACTTAAAAAATAAAGAAAAAATAAAAAATAAATCTAAAGAATGGAACACATCAAATATTGAAAAAACAATAAAAATAAATAAAAAATATGCCGAAAAAAATAAAGAAAAGATTAAGGAATATCAGAAAATATACAGAGAAAAAAATAAACAAAAAAATAAACAATATAGAGAGAAAAACAAGGAAAAGATTAAAAAATACCAAGATGAATACAGAGAAAATAAAGCAAACAAATAAACTACTAATTGATAAAATTTTTAATAAAGCGTCCGTCTTTGTTTTCTACTTAGACTTCGTATGGCAACTTCGCATGACAAAGAATTTCTATTATCCAATAATTAAATAAATGGCTAAAAAAAACGATAAAAAAAGATATTAATTTTATTAGTTGTATTATTCACGAGAAGCCTAAGTAGACTTACAGAGTTCTAAAACATCTACAAAATACAATGTTGATAATTTTGCAATAATAGGAAATTTTTTTAAAGTTTAATCAGAAGTCGATTTTTGGGTGATAGGCCTACCAAAACCGTTAGTTAATTCCTCTGCTCTGTTCCCTCTCTTTATTC